ATACCCCGCGTTTAATGTTTTTTGAACTATAATAAAATCATCATGTTCTTCTTTTAATTCTTTTACTTTGACTTTTGCTTCTTTTAGATTGTCGTAAACAGCCCTTACACATTGATTCATGTCTAGCTCTTGTACGTCTATTACTAAGTATAGTTTCATTTTATTTTCCTTTGTTAATGTGTTTTAAAAATATGAGTTTTACCGTTACAATCAAATGAAATGTAATCACCTCCTAAAAACATATCTCGTGAAAACTTCTCATAATCAATATAATATTGTAAACTTTCTGGTATTAAATATAGATTGCACTCATCAAATAATTGAGTCGAAAAATCTAATTCATCATCAAACTCTCCTCGATAATAATTCTCAAATGATTCTATTGTGTTATCTATATCATTGTAATAAGAATATACAGATTGAAAAATATCACCGTACTTTTTTGTTAGTGTTGCTATTTGTACAACTTTTTCTATATCTTCATATTCACTAATGTTTATATCAAATTCATGATCATGTATTGCCCATTCTTCAGCGTCTTTTATTGATGAAGATTTTAATATTTTCTGTATTTCATCGTGCACTTCATCAGCCGTTTTATCATGTAAGTCTTTAATCCATTCGCCATGCAATATTCCATTGTTGTAAGATGCAAGACAAGCTACGTAAATTGACATATAATATTCTCTCTTTAGTGCGGATTACCGCGTTGTTTAAATACCCCTCACCAAAGGGGGTTTTTTTATAATTCTCTTACTGTAAAATTATCCCAGTCGCACATGTCTGATTGGTCGTCTACTTCCTCTGGGTTTTCTGCTGTTACTTAACATCGTATTTCATTTTATTTCCTCGCATTTGTTATTAATTATCAAAATAAAAAAATAGTGATTTAAGTTTTGATTCTTGTGTTGATGTTATTCTATGAAAATATTCCCTTTGTTTTTCTCCTAAAAAATCAATTAAATTTATTAAATCTTTTGCTGTAATTTTTTCTAAATATTCATTTGTTAAAAATTGTTCCAGTCTATGAAGATCGTGTTCTCTATCGACTCTTTTTGAATAACCTATTTGTATGCATGGAACCTTTGGCATTTCTATTGAAAATGAAATCATCTTATATCCTCGCAGTTATGGGAGTATTTTAACCTCCCGGTTGTTATTTATAGTTCGCTCTTTTTCTTGTTAAGATGAGCTGCTTTTTTGTCATATTCAACTCGTGTTATTTTTCCCCTCATATAACTTAAATAAAGAATATTAAGCTGTAATTCTATTTTTCTTTTTTTATTTTGATAAGTTGCAAATGTCATTTTTATATCTCTTTTGTTTGTTGCTTACTACTTAGTAAGTAAAACCATTATATACTAATAAAAAGTATAATCAATAGTTATTTTAGTATATTTATAAATATATTTGATTTGATTACATCATTGAACTATAATTAATCAATAGTTAATTATATGAAAAGGATTTCATATGAAGTGCAAAGGGAAAGACTGCAAAGCGCCGGCGAAAGAAAAGGGTTACTGTCCTCAACATGCACCTAAGAAGTGATATCTATGTCTAACGTAATGGGAAGACCTACACATTATACAAATGAATTAGCAGATAAAATATGTGATGCTATCGCTTCATCTACGAAAGGCACTAAGAAGATTTGTAACGAAAATTCTGAATTTCCAAACCAAGAAACAATGTTTAAATGGCTTGCAAAACACGATTACTTTAATCAGCAATACGTGCGTGCAAAACAAAAACAAGTAGAGCCTTTAGTCGATTCTATGCTCGATATTGTTGAAGAAGATGCAGACGTGCAACGCGCAAAACTCAAGGTTGACACCTACAAATGGCTAGCATGTAAGCTAGTTCCAAAGCTCTACGGACAGAAGAAAGATGAAGACAATCAATCAGAATCATTAATCGAGAAATTAATAGACAAGCTATAACGCTCGCTATATCATTATTGTACACGTAACTATCAAAAGGATTTGATATCATGGCTGTTAAATTCATATCAAGAGACTGGGGCGTTAATGTCTCAATCGTTCGACTCACTGTATCAGACTCACTAGGCGTTGCTTCAGCTTCAGGCTACATTGCTGCGCAAGCTGCTAATATCTCGGCTGCTAACAATGGGGCGTTCTCATGGTTGCCAGGTGATGAAGTATTGGTTCAGGCAAGCGATGGTAATGCATTCTATGAAATATCATCCGACTTTAGTTCGCTTGTTGCTTCAGGTTCCTTAAGTCCTGTTTTATCTGGAATAGTGGCACACGCAGGCGGTGGACAAGCTAACGCAGTACAATTAAATCCTGGTTATAATGTAATAGCTACAGTAGCCACAACTGGTGATAGCGTTGTATTGCCATCGGATTCTTTAGGACAAAATGTACTTGTATACAATGCAGGTGCTAACTCTGCAAACGTATTTCCATCATCAGGAGCTAACATTAATGCATTAAGTGCAAATACAGCTTTAGCAGTTGCAGCAGGTGCAAACACATCATTTTATGGTGTATCTGCTACGCATTGGGTATCTAAATAATTTATTTCAGGAGTATATATCATGGATGACGGACGAGAAGGCGCGGTTGAGAATGTTAAAGATCAACACTATGTTGCTATGCCAAAATCTTGGGAAGCGCGTAACAATATCGATATGAACAAGGGCATGGGCTACAACAACATGGCTGACATGGCAAACGTTGCTCACCCACCAACAAAAATGGAAGGCGCTAAACGTAACGTTCAATTATCCCCTGAACTGCCAGGCGAGAATGATTTTAACTACGACAAAAATAGATAATAAAAATTTTAACCATTGGCAAGGCGATTTACACGGTCGCCTTTGTATTATATTAAGGATGTGATATGAAAGACTCTCGAATAGACCTATACAATGAATTTCACAAACGTTACAACGAATTAACACAATTTATCGCTCAACTACCGATCAATCAAAACTTTCGTGGAGTTATAGCAGTTAACTTCGATACTGGCTTATTATGGACACGCGAAGCAATCAATGCTATTAACCTTGATACACCACCGGCTGAAGAAATAAATATAGCGAGCTAAATGATATCAGACGATAAGCTAGACACGTTGAGAGACTTCAAGAAATTCTCACCAAAGTTTCTCAACATCCGCAGTAAATCAGGGCAACCCAAGGCTTTCGCATTCAATCGCGCTCAAGAATATTTGCATGATAGATTACAGATACAGAAAGAAAAGACCGGTCGTGTTAGAGCGATTATTCTTAAAGGCCGTCAGCAAGGTTGCTCAACATATATACAAGCCCGTTTCTTTCATCAAGTCATCACATCAAAAGGCAAGAAAGCATTCATATTGACTCACGATAAAGAGGCAACTAAGAATCTATTCGGCATGGCGCAAAGGTTTTATGACAACATCGAATCAGGATTTATTCCGCAAGCTGATACCGCTAACGCAAAAGAATTGTACTTCAAGGCTCTTGATTCAGGTTATGCGGTGGGCACTGCGGGAAATAAAGCGGTTGGACGATCACAAACAATCCAATTATTTCATGGCTCGGAGGTGGGTTATTGGGCGTTTGCTGAAGAACATAGTAAAGGTATACTTCAAGCTATCAGCAATGAAGAAGGAACAGAAATAATATTAGAAAGCACGGCGAATGGAATAGGCAACTACTTTCATCAACGCTGGCAAAATGCAATGCATGAGGATAATGAATACCAGGCGATATTCCTACCGTGGTATTGGCAAGACGAGTACACTTACAATAGCGATAATCTCAATCTAACTGAAGAAGAAGACCATTTATTTAAGTTATATAGCAAGAATGGTTTAACAAAATCTCATTTAGCCTGGCGACGCGTCAAGATATCAGAGTTTAGCAAAGACTTTGATGCAGGACGTGAGCGTTTTAACTCTGAATATCCATTCAATGCAACTGAAGCATTTAAAAATCCCGTTGCTAACGCATTCATAAATTCAACTTACGTTGATAGAGCGCGCAATAATGATCTAGTATCTGAAGGGAAATTGATTATTGGCGTTGATGTTGCTATTGGCGATAGAGACAGGACGGCAATTATTAGAAGACGTGGACGATGCGCATATGATTTAGAAAGATTCGGTAATCATAATACAATGGAAATAGTGGGAAGGCTTAAACGCATCATTACGCAGGAGAAACCTCACAAAGTCTATGTTGATTGGATTGGCATAGGCGCTGGCGTTGTTGATAGATTGAGAGAAATGGGTCTTGATTGCGTTGAAGGTATCAATGTTGCGCGTTCTGCTAATGACAAAGAGAAGTTTAAAAACCTTAGAGCTGAATTGTGGTCTGATATGCGTGACTGGTTGTATCAAGATATGGTTGTGAAGATTCCCGATGATGATGAATTACATGGTGAGCTTTGTTCACTAGGATTTAAAGAAAATAGCAATGGTCAGCTACAAATTGAGAGCAAAGATGATTTGCGCGCTCGTGGTATGCCGTCCCCTGACGGAGCAGACGCTCTAAGTCTTACATTTGCAGGTGCTGGGATATATGGTGTTGCAAGTCAGATAGATATACCAAAACTTGCGCCTTGGGAAAGGACGATGTTTAGATGATAGATGAATCTATCAAAGTAAGTAAATAAGCGTTAGAATAGATTAATTATTGTTCTGTTAAACGGAATTAACGACAATGCCAAGAAAAGACCCCGAAATATGCGGGAAAATACGCGATCGCGTTGATAAATGGGAAAAGTATTGGACAATTAATCGCTCATTATACTATGAGTGGATAGACTTCGTCATGGGTGACCAATGGCGAGAAGATGAATCAAAGTTATTCGAGCGTTACAATAAAATTCCCATGATGGCTAACAAGCTTGGCGTTCTTATGAACCATATGCTTGGCGATCAGATTCAAAATACACCCAATCTTCAAATAGTACCCGATGATGATGTACCAGTAGAAGCTGCTAACACGCGTGCAGCACTCATTAAAAACATATCACTAAATTCCGACTCAAAGACAGTATATCAAACAGCCTATGGTCAAGCCGTTGTTGCAGGATATGGCGCATTCCGTATTTATACAGACTATGTTAGCAACGAGAGTTTTGATCAGGAAATATTAGAAGAAGCATTTGATGACCCTAATAAATGTTATTGGGATATATCAGCGAAACATATATGTAAAGTTGATGGAATGTATGCAGGTTATAAAACTCGAATGTCTCGCAAAGGATTTAAAGACCGTTGGGGACGAGATATTGAATCTCAGGTTGGTACTACCGCAGTTACAGAAGACAGCACAATGGCATTTGCTGATGATGATTCAATTACTCAGATAGATGATTTTGAACGCATTGGTGAAAAGATTAAGATTTATAGGTTATCGGATGGTTCGACCATTAATTCTGATCAATTTAAAGATTTGAGAAGAGAAATTATAGATAACAAAAAGTATTTGATTAAGGACGGAATGCCCGTCACTGTCCTTGATACGCGAGAAACAGTACGTTATAAGATTAAACACCGTCAAATTGCGGGTGATTTTGTATTAAATGAGACAGACTTTCCTAGTGAAAAGTTACCTGTCATCTTCGTTGATCAAAAGTCATACTTTACAAAGCAAGGGCAGCAAATAATCAGATCATTCTTTAAAGACGTTAAAGATATACAACGTTACCTGAACTACTTATTCACTCAATCTTGTTACATCATGAAGATTAGCCGTTATGATCAATTCATAATGCCGAGAAAATGCGCTGCTAATCCAGACACTCAGCAACAATGGCGTGACCCAAGCGTTGTTAATGGCGCTCTTTATTATGATGAAACCCCGAGTGGTGCTAAACCTGAGCAATTGAGACCGCCAGAACTAGCACAGTCTCTTATGCAACAATACCAGCAAACTCTTATGGATTTGCAAAGCGGAACGGGATTATATAACACACAATTAGGTGATCAAGGCAATGAAATTTCAGGTACTGCTATTAGTAAGCGCAATGAAAGGGGTTCGAAAAACACGCAAATACCGCGTACCTCTCTTGATATAGCAATTGCAACGGCAGGTGAGATCATAAATGAGATGATTCCAAAGGTTTATGACACGCAACGTACATTGATTCTCAATACCGCAGATTCGCAAGAAGATAAGATTGAGATTAATAAGCCAACTGACGAGTACGGCCTACAAATTCAGAATGACATGACGAAGGGACGCTTCAAGATACGCCTTAAACCAGGCCCTTCATACGAAGGACAGAAAGAAGAAGCTCTTCAATCAATGCAATTAGTTCTTCAAGCTGACAAAGGCGGTCAAGTATTCCCAATGATTGCTGATCTTTATGTGGAAAACTTACCACTGGACAACAATCTTGAGCTTCGCAATAGATTACGCACCATTGTATCTCCTGAAATCATAGAAGCTGGTAAAACTGGTAAACCATTACCACCAAAACCTCCTCAACCATCCCCTGAGGAACAAATGCTGCAATTGAAGCAACAAGAATTGCAGTTTAAGGCGCAACAAGCTCAGCAAGAATCTCAAATGAAGATGAAAGAGCTTGAGTTAAAGCAAGCAGAGCTACAACGTAAAGCTATCGAGTCACAGCAAGACATGACAGTAGCCTGGGAAAGATTAGAAGCAGAGAAACAAGAAGCAGCAGCAGAATTACAATCATCAATCATGCGTTATCAATCAGAAAATCAACGTATAGGAGCCGACCTTCAAATAAATCATTCACAAAACTTAATAAAAATGTTGACTCATACAGGTCAAATGTTTCACGAAAAAGAGTTGCATCATAAAGACTTAATGCACAAATCAAAAACTAAATAAGGATGTTATAGCATGGAAGCTAAAAATATAGATGACGTATTAGTTAAATCAATGAATGAGCAAGCACCTGTACAACCGCATTCTGCACCCATTCCAGAGGTATCAGCGCCTATACCTCAAGAAAGTGAGCCGGAACCAGTAGAACAACCAAAAGTAGAGAATGTAGTACAAGAACAAGAGCCAGAAGCTCCTAGAGAAACAAGTGATAATCCTATAGATGAATATGGTAATCCCGTAGAAAAACCCCGCACATACACTGAGGATGAAGTACAGCGCATGATTCGTGATAGATTATCTCGCGGTCGTCATGCTGAACAACAACCTTCACCTCAGCAAATTAAACATGCCACTGATAATTTTCAATCTGACCCAAACAGTGAAGAATCGTGGGAAGTCCAACTTGAGAGTTTTATTGAAAAAACAATCGATAAACGCCAAGCAAAACAAAGCGAACAACAATGGCGAGAGCAAGAAGCTGCAAAGCAAGCTGACTTTGAGAGCCGTTTTTCAGCAGGCATGAACAAGTACAATGACTTTCACTCTGTAGTTGCAGGAAAGCCAATTACTGATAGCATGATGTTGGCAACACGTCACCTTGATAATCCCGCTTCATTTGTTTACGGGGCTGCAAAACTTCATCCTGGTGAACTAGAACGTATATCAAAGATTCAAGACCCCTACGTTCAGGCTGCCGAGGTTGGTCGTTTACATGAGAGAATGGTAAAGACTCGCGCCACAAATAGCCAAGCTCCTAAGCCACTTGAAGCACCAAAGGGCGATATGCCAAGTAAACATAATTATCAACCTTCTTTGGAACAAAGAATAACAGAACATGCAAAGGCTAAAAGGAAATAGTATAGTGTTATTTTAAAAGGAGCTTAATATGCCAATACCCGGTGACAATGGAAATCCCGTTAAAGAGAAAGAAGATCAAGAGAAGCGCATTAGTCATGTTGCTAATACTGGAGCTTGCGTTCAGAAAGAAGTAAAGTTTAATCCTCCGGAAAAGAAATATAACTGCATTTTTGGGGAGATTTAATATGAAAAAAAATGGAATTGATTATGATGAATGCTGCTACGAAGAAATGTCGAAAGGGATTGGTGGTCAAAGTATTGAATCTGATTACTACAATCCTCCCTTTAGAAATCAATATGAATTGAATAAATGGAATAGCAAAGGATATGATCAGTCTGGTATGAAAAAATGAACGAACGTGACCAGACTAGAGTAGCCTACGAAGACGGACCAAAGGAAGTAAATACGGCACCTAAAATGCCATGGCCTGACGTATTTCCTGGAAACAAAATGCCAAATGTGAATCGCTTTCAAAAGAAAGTGAAACATTCAACAAATGGTAATTCTAGGCACAAGGAGTATCGTTAATGAGCCAAGTTGTAGGACGAGTATCTAATCCTTCTGGTCTAACAATGGAATCTCAACGTGCGCCTAACTATAGTATGGGTAAGAAGGAGAAAGATATGCCGTTACATAAAGGGAAGAGTAAAAAAATAATTGGTGAAAATATATCTGAAATGGAAAACGCAGGACATCCAAAAGATCAAGCAATTGCAGCCTCTTTGAATGAAGCTCGTGAATCAGGTGCTAAAATACCAAAGAAACACGCTGCTCACTCATCACATCATCGTCATAAGGAACATAGATAATGAAAAATTCATGCGCTGGAAATAAGCCAATGAAGAAAGACGAAAAGAAAATGTCTCACGTTCCAAAAAAGAAGATTGAAGAACATGCTAAAAAGAAAAAGAAGTAACTAAGACGACAATAACTTCTGATCAAAGTGCTTAGCGAAAGGTTTAGTTGATATACCTGGCTTATCTTTTGGGTCAAGCACTATTGTCTGTATTTCCTCATTATCATCGACATTAATCTTAGTTAACATCAACTCTTGATTGGTTAACTTCTTATACATTTCATTGAATTGAATTCTTTGTTGAGGAGTTAAACTATTCCATAGAATTATTGCTTGTTTTCGAGACATCTTTGGTGCTATTGACATAAATCATCCTTAATTTATTTGCCCTCTATAGGACTTGAACCTATAACTTACGATTTACGATACCGTTACTCTACCAATTGAGTTAAGAGGGCTTAAATGGTGCCCTCAAACAGAATCGAACTGCTATCAGAAGATTACAAATCTACTGTAATACCATTATACTATGAGGGCTTTTTTCTTTGCTCTATACCTTCTTTGCCTCTCCATAGCCATTTCAGGTTTTTTTTCGTAATGCTCTTTGTTCTTTATAGCATAATACTCTTTATTGTTTTCTCTATATTTTTTAGATGTTTTTCTATCTTTTTCACGCTTGCAATAAATACAACGTTTATATTCTATTTTTTTAATAGTGACAATTTTTATTTCATTTTCTTTTAAAAAACCATGTTTTTCACAATTCATTTTATCATCTCTTTTTGTTGAATACAAATCATTATATAACAACTGATTCATGATCGCAACAAGTTTGTAAATGCAACTTGCAATTTGCAATTGCAAACTATTTACCGCAATTGCGTTGACAAATTAATAAAAATGTAAAATTTAGCACATCAACATCTTGTATAAAATAACTTTAAAAATACTATATGTTGTATTTGTTTATTTTCTTGTATATAATTAATTCAAGTGCGTAGTTCCACGACATCCCCGCTTATGTCAACAATGGCGCGTACACTGTCATCCGCCGGACAAATAAACGAACGCAGCATAGCTGCATTATTTTAATTGTTCAGGAGACATGGATATGTCATTCAGTGGAAATTCATTTCAAACAACCCAATACATTCTTGATGAAACCTTTATTCGTTTCATTAACTATTTAAACTTCGCAAAAATTGCTAATCGTAACCTTGAAGGAGACTTCAAAGGTCTTAAATACGCTACTGGCCAGACGATTAACTATCGTTTAGAGGAAAGATACCTTGGCGGATATGGCGCAACTGCTACCTCTGAGGCTCGCGTACAGGTCATTCGTCCATTAACTATCGATACACAATTTCATACCATGGTTGAATTCTCTGGATTTGAATTGACATTCGATAGAGCGCGCGACCAACCATACCTCGATATGATGTTAAATCCTCGTGCTAAGCGTCTTGCAAACATGGTTGAGCAATTCATTGCGACAACTAATTTCCAAGTAGCTGGCTATCAGTTTTATAACAACATCGGTTCGGCCATTGATCAAAACACAGTGTTCCAAACTGATGCCTACATGACAGAATTGGGCATTCCTGAAGACGGTAATCGTTATTGGGCAAACCCTCCCGCTGTTACTGCTTCTTTAAACAATAGTCTCTATAACGTATTTAACATGACAGTTAACCGTGGAGCATTGCTAGACGGGTTTATTGGTCATTTGTCTGGGTTTGACTTCTTTAAGACAAACTTCTTAATTAGACAAGTAGCTGGTGTTCCTGGCGCAAGCGGTGGTACGCCTCCAACTGGGTTTGTTGCAGCAGGTGTTATATCAAATGGTCCAATCACTGGTGGCAATAGTCTTGTTGTAACCGGTGTTTCAGCAACATCTGGACAAGTATTATTTAACATTGGTGATAATCTTGTTCTTGATGCTGCTGCCGGTGTGTTCATGGTGAACCCATTAACATATCAACCATTAAACCAACCAGCTCAATTCGTTGTTACTGCACAAGTTATTGCGAATGGTTCTGGCATTGCAACAATTCCTGTTAATCCAACAATTGTTATCAGTGGAGCAAGACAGAATTATTCTGGCGCTATTCCAAACGGCGCACAGCTTTATTCTGCTGGAAACCATAACGTATCAATTGCATTCCATAATCAAGCTATTGTCTTTGCAGCGCCTCCTATCAAGGAATTAAAAGGCGGTGTGGAAGCTGTGACCTCATACAGCGATCTTTACAAGATGGCAATGACCTATTCTTTAGGTGCTGATATCAGAAACTACCTTCAATTAGATCGTATTGACATTATTGCAGGTGTTGCGATTAACCCTGAGTTTATGGTCAACGTTCTTTTATAAACGATTTGGGCGGTCATTAACATCCTTGTGGCCGCTCTTTTTTGAGGTGTTTATGAGTAATATCGTTATAAAAGATTCTCATGTTGGTCAATTTCTTTATTTAGGGCGCTGGGTTGATAAAGCTACTTTTTGTGCTTTTGTTTATGACAAAAATGGAAATGAAAAGTTAGCTGAAAACTATCAGAATTTTCAAAACATGATATCAAGCGGCTTATGGTTCGCGTCAAAGAAGCCAAGGAAGGCTAAAGATGCTAACGTACCCAACGATAAATGACTTTGTACAAGATGCATATCAGTTAATTAGTGCAAGTAGTCCTACTGTTCCGCTACAAGGTAATGATCTATCTAAAGGTATTCAATTTTTAAATGAGCTGCTTAAATCTTATAGTTCAAGCTCATTATTGCTGACTATCGCTAAAAAAATTAATTTTACTATTCAAATAGGGCAGTTATTCGCAACATTCGCTGACCCTCTATATGTTCCGACTCCAAGCGTTCCCGTTGGAAGACTTACTAATCTTGAAAATGCATGGCTATCTCTTGATGGCGTTGATTATCCTCTGATAGACGAATCACGAAATGTATTCTTTGGAAGTTACAAATATTTTCCTCAGCTTGGATTGCCTCGTTTTGTTATCATAACAAATGATCTTGATTTAACGACAATGCAGTTTTATCCGGGTCCTTCACAACAATATGAGGTTTGGGTATATGGTAAATTTGAATTACCTACCGTTACTGCTGGCAGTACTCTTTCTACTCTCCCAATGTATTACCAACGGTTTTTAAAGTTTGCTCTTGCTCGTGATCTTGCTTATTACAAGGGAAGATCATCGGCATGGGACCAAAAGTTAGAGGCAATGTTTCAAGAGGCTCGTGATGAAATGGAATCTGTTTCTTCAATGAATCTAGTAATAGATAGTGCTAATGAATCATATTTGAATGGTAGTTGGCGATTAAGAGCAGGTATATAATGCCATCAAACAAAGACGGTCAATTTGAAATAAAGCCTCTTCCTATTATTGGTGGTTACAACCGTCAAAGATTTGCGCAATGGAGTCCTGAGGATACCGCCAATCACTACATGGTAAAAGGTGAAAATACAAAGCGTCCTTATGCAATGTACCCGACCCTTGGCAGAGCACATATTAGTTCACTTGGGCATAATCAATTAATATTTGGAAATGAACCGCGTGGGTTATTTAAAAGTATTAAATATGCTTACATCGTTGTAGGAAATACGATATTTCGCATTGATTCAAATTACAATCAATTGGATATTTCAGGCGCTCAATTATTAACTACAACAGGACCTGTTTACTTTGCATTTTTAGTTGTAAATACTATTGTCTTTGCATGTTTTATTGATAGTCAAAAGATTTATATATATCGTGAAGATACAGGAATATTTTATACAGTTACAGATCCAAACGCGCCTGGTGGTGGAGGAATAGGAAACCTTGTAAAACCTGGTTTTATAGCATCATTTGGCAATAGGATTACAGTATCAGTAGCAAATAGCTCACAATTTTTTCTATCACAAGTTAATCTTGGTGGAAATGCATTTGATCCTGCGACTTGTTTCACTATAAATGGCGCTGCTGTTTTTGCTCAAGAAGATGGGATTATTAGGCAAATGGGCGTTCTGAATAGCACGCTTTATATATTTGCTGATTATATAACGGGTGTCTGGTCTAATATTCAAGCCGTATTTTCTGGTACGCAATTAAGTTTTCCTTGGAAGAAAAACACAACATACAACTGGAATTTTGGTATAGCAAATCCAACATCACTCGATATTGATTTTGGCTACATGGTATTTCTTGCTCAAAATACAAATGGTTTGCTTCAGTTTATGGCTACAAAAGGCGGAGAGCCTGAAAAGATTAGTAATAAGGCTATAGATTCTTTATTGCAAAGATATACAAATAATCTTGGGGCAAATAATCCATTTCTTGTTGCAAACTCAAATGGGTTTTTATATCAATATGAAGATAACATATTTTATAGAATGTCAGGCGGAAACTATATTGGGTATGGAATTTTAGATCAAGAATTAAAAGAAAACAGTATTGAGTTTAATTTTGAAAATCAAACATGGCACCGTTGTATTGAATTGAATGGCGAAAGAAATAGAAATCAATATCACGTCTATTTTAATTTTAAACATTTGATAAGTGTTATAAATGAAACAACTGTTTATAACATGTCTGGTCAGTATTATTATAATGAGGTTAGAAATCCAAATCAGCCAGATTCACAAGCAGTTGATGCTTATGTAGCTTATCCGTTCAGATACGAGCGAGTCACGCCAATTATTTCTGAAGATGATTATGCAGAGTTTGAAACAGAATATGCTGAAATTGATTTTGTTTTTGGTGATAGCAACATTAATT